AAGAGTACCCCACGGTTCTATCTTTTCTTTTGTTAATGGAGTAATTGGTTCTGGTGTGAGTATTTCTTGTATTGGTTTTTCTTTAATTACGGTATTATATCCTTCTCCATTCGCAAATGTATTGTAATAATTAATCCAGTACTTTTCTTTTTCATTCAATAGACTCTCATCACATTCATCTATCTCTTTGATCATAAAGTTGTGATTACCATACTTACGCATAGCACGATGTATTGGTTTATCACTCATTCGTATTGATTCTTGTATGTGTTGTTGCCATCTCTTGTTCATTCCCAGGATGGTTTGACCGACATACTTATATCCGTTTTCTTTGTTTGTGATGAGGTATATGATTCCTCTGCTCATTTTGGTATAATACGATATGCTTTTTATTTATGGTATACAATGCTTAAAATATAATACATAATGCTATAGTGGATATTTTGTGTATTGTATGGTGTATTTTTAATGGTTTGTTATAATATGTGTTAGTATTCTATAACATTCTGTGGAAAAAGGTGTGGAAAAGTATGATAACCTGTGGAATACTTATAAATATTGTTTCTTCTAAGTTAATGTGAGATCTTATAATTAAATGCTCGATCTTATAATTTAATGTGAGATCTTATTGCAAGTAAAGGCAGCATACCATAAGACTCGCAGTTTGTCAACCCCCACCCCCGCAAAAATACTCTGAGACCCACATAAGACTGCCCAGGGACTTGACAATCCTTAGAATCTAGTCTAGAATACTCATAAGCATACAGAATCTAGTCTAGAATATCAGCAAATCTAGACGAGACCCACACATAAGTACACAAATCTCGTCTAGAATGCATATATACTATCACATTCTCGTCGAGATATCATACTTGCATCTCGTCGAGATTTGTGCTATACTATAAACGTTCATACAATCTCGACGAGCTTATGTACGACGACTACGATCTCGACTACACATACACAAACGACTATGGGAATCTAGACGAGTATTATACATCAGATCTAGATCTAGACGAGGACTATGCACGAGATGCACATGATTACGAATCACTTGCATATCGTCACTATGCATGATATAATCTAGATACATCGCACACGAGGACACTATGATTGCACAGAAACGCAGGGTACGTGTAACACTAGACATCATGTGTTATGATGATCTAGATGTAGAGAATATGGACTGGAAAGAGTTACTAGAACTCGAAGGTGACGAAGAAGTCTATACTAGCATCAAAGATCTAGACCCTTACGTATGATGTGACAGTTCTCAAAGTGGCATATAACCCCTTGCAGTTTGCTCTGTGAGGGGTTATATTATGTTCGTGGTTGAGGCATTCTCTACATTCTCCTCCCACCCCTAATGTTATGAAACTCTTCATCGCTAAGTTCTACCAAACTCTGGTTTTAAATGTTGCTACCATCGCCGCAATCGTTGTTGGAATTGTACAATTTGCTGTTCGTTCGTTCAATGAGAACAACGGGGCAGAAAAGACCCGTAAGGTGATTCAAACTGTTCTAGTGTTCATCAACACGAACACTGAACGCCTTATGGTACAACTTACTGAACCTACTGTGCCAGTTGTAAAGGTGGCACAGAAAACTACCAAACGGCGCTGAGACCTGTTATATTACATTCATACCTGAGAAACCCAAATGATTCAATTCCAAACCATTGTGATTGGTGAAGATGACAACGGTTTCTATAACGAACCGACCCTGCATTCTTCTCAGCGAGCAGCAGACAAGTGGGGTCGTGATATGTTAGTTGGTGCCAGCGTTTATGGTTACGTGATTGTTAAGGTAGATCACGAATCCTGGACGGTTGTTGATGAGAACGTGTACGGTTGTGAGTATAGCGTATACCACGACGGATACGGTTTCGTTAAAGTTAAGAAAGAAAACCCTGCCAAGTTGGTGATGGTGTGACAGTCGCCAAACTGGCACAAACCCCCTAGACTTCCTGCTTCATTCCTGTTATTCTACATTCGTTCCTGAGAAATTCACCGATGTCCGTCACGATGACTGCCAACTACAAAGAAATCTTCGCTGCTCAAACTGTAGAGAAGATTGATGAATTGCTGGAAGACAACTATGCCATCGATGATATTCTGGAGTTCATCGACAACAACAACGAAGATGATTTCGTTGCATTCTATGAAGAATACGTGACTCACGGTGAGGATCTTGGTTATGATGTTGTGGATGCATTCGTAGGATATCACGGGATTTCCTATGTTGAGCACGTTCGTGATGCCTACCGTGGGCATTATGATTCGGGTGCTGACTTTGCCGAAGAATTCTATAATGATGTCTACGGTGATGTTCCTTCCTTTCTTGTCGTTGATTGGGAGGCAACTTGGGAGCAAAGTATGAAGTACGATTTCGATTTCGTGGATGGTTATGTGTTTAGTTCTTCGTTCTAGGGTATAATTCAAGAGGAAAGAGTTTGCCTCCTTAAGTTAAAGTTACTCCTGTGGTGCCGTCATAATCTAAAAGGTAGTGGGTTGATTGTGGGGAAGGTGTGGTGACCTTCCCCATTTTTTTTATATTTTATAATTAATTCAAAGCTGCCCCCGTGGCGACCTTTGATCAGGCAGCGACCCTGCTGCCGTCTTTGCTGATTGTCCCCTTATCATAGGGCAGCCAGTGCCCCTGGAAGGTGCCTCTGTGCCACTTTCCGAACTGACACACCCTGGGTTGTGGAACCGCCCATCCCGTGCCATACTAAGTTCAGTTGAGAGGCACCCCACCTGATGACTGACGCACAAAAAGTTCAATCCAAACTTGATGAATTGCACGAACAGTTTAACACTCTCCAATCGCAAGGTGCAACGAATAGTGAATTGAATAGTGTGCGGAGAGAGATGAACATTTACTATGAAATGTTGAGGAAATTGGGATGACTGACGCACAAAAGATTGAGGCATTAACTGATCTTCTCTCCAATGTGATTCACTCTCTGGAGATGACACAATACGAAATTGATGATGTATCTGAGGCAGCAAGTGTGATTCGTGAGGCAGACAAGTTTCACCAACAAATGCTAGACATTCTTCACTCTAAGGACTGATAAATAATGATGCTTATGAGTCGCATCTAAAGCAACTTTGAGGGGCAGAAATGCCTCTCTTTTAGTATAAATAACTATGCGACTTGTAAAGCAGTTATGGAAGAAGATTGGATCAAAGATCTGAGAGAGTTTGTATGCGAACCTCCAGACAAATCGGAGTTTTTTCAAACACCCTTACCACCAGTAAATAAAGGTGCGAAAGGATGGTATAAACACACAGAAGAAAGCAAATCTAAAATAACAGGAAGGATGCCAGGTTTTAATCAAAGTGAAGAATGGAAACAGCAAAAATCTTCACAAATGATAGGTAAGGATAATCATTTTTATAATCAAAAACATACTCAAGAAACTAAAGAGAAGATTATACAAAGGCACTATAAAATGTGGAAGTTTGTGTCTCCTACTGGTGAAATCGTAGAAGAATATACTACCTTACGAAAGTTTTGTGAAAAGTATTCTTTAGATAGAAAATCTTTACATAATGTAATCAATAGAAAAGCAAGCCACCATAAGGGGTGGACAGTTGAGGAACTGGCACAGGACCCCTTGAGTTCCCCCTGATTCCGTGCCATACTATGTTCACAAGCAACCCACCCGATGAAGAACCTTCACCAAGAGCATCCTGAAGATACCATCCTGACTGGTGACTTGTCGGTTCTTGACTGGTTTACTGCTGGTGGGCATCTTAGTGTAAAAATTGATGGTTCTCCAGCTGTAGTTTGGGGCACGAATCCTGCGACTGGTAAGTTTTTTGTTGCTACGAAGGCAGCATTTAATAAAAAGAAGATTCGTATCGCTCACAGTCACGAAGAGGTGGATCAATTTTATGCGGGTGAAGTGGCAAAGATTCTTCATCTTTGCTTTGATTATCTTCCCCGCACTGAGACAATCTATCAGGGTGATTGGATTGGTGAAGGTGGTTCTGATGAGTACACTCCTAACACCATCACCTATCAGTTCGGTGACATTGTAACGCAAAACATTATCATTGCCCCGCATACGTGTTACTATGCTGAGAGCGATCTTCGTGACGCTGTGGCAATGCCTGACCGTAGCATCTGGACTGACACTCAACACGTCAAGTTCGTGAAACCCGAAGCATACATCCTGCACAATCAGGAGTCCTTCGCTGATGTTGAGGAGGTC